CGCGTGAGTTCTCGATGTGGTTGACCAACACGCGAATATGGCCTTCCAACAATTGAATGCGGTAAAGCAGTCTTTCAAGTTGATCGGCATCATGCTCACGGTATAAAGTCTCTGATGTTTGTTTGACAGAATTGATGATGTAATCAGCATCCATTAGGGTCTCCAAATAAAACAATCAAGGGCAATCACGATAAGGGCTAAGAGGCTCACCACACGCACTACCTTATCTGCAATGGTCAATTGCGCTACATGAATCTCAATGCAAGACCCGTTCTCCATACTGTTGGGGAATGCTTCGTTGAATGTGCGGGGGAATTTGGTTCTGTTAAGCATGAAAGTCCTCCAACATGGCGATGTGGTGTTTCTTGATCTGCGAGTAGATCGATGCTTGATCTGCTGCGGTGAGTTCGTATGTCACTTCAGTACCGGCGGGTTCACCTTCAAATGCTTCGGTGGTGTATGCGAACCAATCGTAGACTTCGGAGAGGCCAACAGAATCATCTGCTTCAAAGTAGTCAAACTCGACCGTGAGATAACCGTAGTCGATGCTGTGGACTTCGGTGGAGTAGGTTAGATTTTTCATGTGCTTCCTCTTAGCTTTTAAAGATTTGGCAATGGCAACCTTGTTTCACCATAAGCGAAAGAAATCCAAGTGCTTTGGTAATTGAGGTGAACTCCATGTGCGACCAATCACCTTGTGCATTTGTTTTGCTGAATTCAACAATGTAAGTAGGTTTCATCTTTGCTTTCCAATAGACCCTATGCGATGTGCTGGGGAATAGAGATATTCTCAGTCCTAAATGTAGTAAACCAATGTAGGATAAACCCTAATGTGCAAAAATACAACATCTAGCACAATAAATCATGTTTCCACATTGCTTTCCCTCTGAGACGCACTACCGTGAATGGGTCAATTACGCCAAAATCGTAGCTGAACCCGTACACATCTGTGAGGACTGCACTAAGGATTTTCAGAGGGAAATGCTCTTAGAGGAACGGTGCAAACCCTCCCCGAAGTGGTGGATTGGAAAAAAAGTTTCAGACCCTATTGCATAGATGTTTGAAGTTGGGTTAAGATTCTCCTCAGACGCTTGGCGGCGTTATCACAGTAGGGTTACACATGAAGTCTGCTGGTACTGTGCCAGTCCGCCAACATCCGAAAGGGTGAGACTTCAGGTGTAGCCCTTTTTTTTGGGCAAAAAATGGAAATTAAAAATTGGTCTAAGTTCCAACATTTCAAAGACCGAAAGCCACCTTGGGTAAAGCTGTATCGTGATCTGTTGGACGATATTGAATGGCATGAACTTGACCCCAAAGCTGCCAAAGTGTTAGTGATGCTGTGGCTGATAGCAAGTGAGGACGATGGACACATCCCACCCATCAAACAATTGGCTTTTAGGCTAAGAATGTCAGAAAAGGATACCGAAGTATGCGTTTCCAAGTTGTCTCACTGGATGATACAAGATGATATCAACACGATATCAGAGCAATATCAAAGTGATAGTCTAGAGACAGAGAGAGAGACAGAGAAAGAGGAGAGACAGAAAGCCACTGTCGTGGCAACGCCTACCGGCGTATCTGATTCTGTTTGGCAAGACTTCAAAACCCTCCGCAAAGCAAAGAAGGCTCCCATCACGCAACGGGCCATTGATGGCATCAAGTCCGAAGCGGAGAAAGCGGGGTGGTCGATGGAGCAAGCATTGTCCGAATGTTGTGTTCGAGGTTGGCAAGCCTTTAAAGCCGAGTGGGTGGCTCCAAAGCCGACATTTGCTGACATTGTCAAAGTCACAGTGCCAAGCAAGACAGAGCGAGACCCCGCGCTTGTCAAACTGGACGAAGATAGGGTACGAACTGGCCCACCTCCGGCTGAGATACGCGCCCAAATAATGCAAGCACTGAAAGGTAAGGTGATATGAATGAGTTGGCTCTTTTCGCGGGTGCTGGTGGAGGAATACTTGGGGGAAAACTTCTCGGATGGCGAACAGTCTGCGCCGTTGAATGGGAACCCTACCCCGCAAGCGTACTGCTCGCCCGACAAAATGATGGAAGTCTCCCGCCTTTCCCGATTTGGGATGATGTTCAAACCTTTGATGGAAAACCGTGGAGAGGAATTGTTGATGTCGTATCGGGCGGCTTTCCTTGCCAAGACATTAGTTCAGTCGGAAAAGGTGCAGGAATCGAAGGAGAGCGCAGCGGAATGTGGGGACAAATGGCGCGCATCATTCACGAAGTACGACCTCGATACGCATTCGTGGAAAACTCACCAATGCTCACTTCTCGGGGGCTTGGACGAGTTCTCGGAGACTTGGCCTCAATGGGGTTTGATGCGAGATGGGGAGTGTTGGGAGCAGGAGACATTGGCGCACCACATCAAAGGAACAGAATCTGGCTCGTGGCTTCCAACACCGTTAACTTCAGATTACAAAAAAATAACGAGGAACAAGGAATATCACCTAAAAAGAAATTTCGATCTGCCGAACAAATTGGTTCAGATTGGGCATCCCCCTTCAAAGAATGGAGGATGGGGGTGGTTCCATCCGGTCTTATCAGAGTCGATGATGGGATGGCCGACCGGGTGGACAGAGTTAAAGCCATTGGAAATGGACAAGTCCCAATTTGTGCAGCAACCGCATGGAGAATCTTGAATGACTAAAGAACAAGCACACGCACTGCTCAACTTCGTCAAGTTGGGGTTTGCAATCCCCGCATGGCGAATCAACAAAGCATTGACCATTACGGGGGACTTGAATGCTCAACGAGTTAGCCGATCACTATGCCCAACTAGCAATGACGAAGGGCTGGACAGAGTACACACGCCATCGGGTGAAGGAACTACGCGATTCGAACGATATGTGGAAAGAATTACCCCGCATGGTGAAGGAGCGCATTGATGGACATAAACACGCCGAGAGGACGCGAATCGCTGAAAGCGGAACACCGAGCGATGGAGATATTCGCTAAACACTTTCCGGATTACGAATACTGCGAAACACCAAAAGACAAACCCGCAGACATTGACGCGATCTTGATTAAACAAAATCAGATCATGCGGGTGGTCGAAACCAAATGCAGAGATATGACCATTGAAGAATTTATCGGACGATTTAACTATCAGTGGTTGGTGACATTTGATAAATTGGAAAAGGGTAAGCAAATTGCAAAAGCATTATGTGTCCCGTTCACCGGATTTTTATATCTGAATCAATCTCAGATTTTGCTTGTTCAACAAATATCAAACCATATCGGTTATGTGCCGGAGATCACGATATTCCAAACCGCGACACAGAAAAATATAAATGGCGGTCGAATAACTCGATCAAACGCATATATCGACATGAGCAACGCGACACAATTAAAATGATTCAAATCCATTTCACTGTCCCACAAGTCGCCGGAAAGGGTAGACCCCGCTTTGCCCGACAAGGAACCTTCGTCAAAACTTACACCGATTCCAAGACTTTGACCTACGAGAAGTCAATCCAAACCTATGCCAAGCAAGCGATGGGGTCTACAAGCCCTCTAATCGGGGCTGTAGCGGCTTATTTGCACATCCGAATACCCATACCGCCATCGTACTCAAAAACGCGCCAAAAGGCTTGTATTGAAGGAACCGAACGCCCAACCAAAAAGCCCGACATTGACAACATCGTCAAAGCGGTATTGGATGGCATGAATGGGATTGTGTATGTTGATGACAAACAAGTGGTGGATTTAAATTTAACAAAGGTTTATTCCGCAACAGAGGGAATAGATATTATGGTGATGGAAATATGAACTACACTTTATATAACCCACAACAAGGACACGCAGTTTTAAAAGACTTGTGGCCTCAAATCAAAGCCACATTGATGGCGGGACAGAAATTAAGGATTGAGGTAAAACAATCTCGGCGCAGTGCTGAACAGAACGATATGTTTCACGGGATTATTCACAAGATACATATTGCGATGAAAGCTGTGGGTTCTAAATGGACTGCGGACGATTGGAAACGATTATTAATCGACCAATGGGCGCATGAGACTAATCGCAAGATTGGGAAGGTGGCCCCCTCACTTGATGGCGAACGGGTGGTTCAATTGGGGTTGCAGTCGCACAAGTTCTCGATTGAAGACGGGTCAGAGTTCATTGAGTGGTTGTTGGCATGGGCCGCACAAAAGGAAATTGATGTAAACTAATTTTGTTGGTGTAAACGGCTTGGCCCCGTGGTGCTTTTATTCAGTTGCTACCTACCCTGCCGCATGGGAGACACCAACACCCAAAAGGACACACATGGGCTTGATGTTTCCTAAATATAACTATTACCGCAGCAAGACTCACCTCAAGAATGTGGCCTCTTTGCTTTGTCAGCACTGCGGACGGGATGGGTCGGTGCAAGCGGCGCACTCCAATTGGTCAGAACATGGTAAGGGTCGGGGCATCAAAGCAAGCGACATATATACAGCGGCACTCTGTCAAGACTGCCATCAAGAGCTAGATCAAGGAAATCACCTCTCCAAAGAGGAAAGAAAGCGGATGTGGGTTGAGGCTCACAAGAAGACGGTATTCACGATGACGATGCTAGACCTATGGCCTAGAGACATTGGAATTCCGCTAGAATATGATTAACCGATGCTGGTGGCCTTCCTCCCACAAGTGAACAGTCTGAGGCCGGGGCTTCGGCCCCTCTTTTTTAAAGGGTTTATATGACCGGACTTCTAGCCCCCGCTGCTGAAATCAGCATCGAGATCAAACAAAGCAAAGCAATGGACGATGAAGGCGATTCTTGTCCCGTTGCCACACAAGATGTTGAAGTCAACCTCAAGTGTCGCCAAAAGGCCATTGACAAAGCGATGTATGGCCCGATGAACCCCAACGAACCGAATAACGACTATTGGCGCAAGCTGGCAGAGGGTTGGCGTTTGTCTGCTGGACAAGCGAAAAAATCCACTTGCGGTAACTGCGCGGCATTCATTCAGACCTCTAAGATGCTGGACTGCATCGATAAGGGCATGGGCAAAGATTCAGACGCATGGGATGTGATTGATGCTGGCGACTTAGGCTATTGTGAGTTGTTTCACTTCAAATGTGCATCAAAGCGCACTTGCTCGGCATGGATTGTTGGTGGCCCAATTACTGATGACATGGAAGGTGAAGAATCATGATGAAAGTCTCGGAAGCAATGCAAAAGAAGGTCGGCAAGGTCATGGGCGAATACAAGCGCGGTGACTTGACCTCTAACAAGAAGGTCGTGAAAAACCCCAAGCAAGCTATTGCAATCGCAATGAGTGAAGCAAAGATGCCGATGCGGGGCCAACGCACAGCAACCAATAAGGCTAAAAAATGAAGGGCTTGTATGCCAACATCAATGCCAAACAAGACCGCATCAAGGCTCAAAAGGCTGCGGGTGTAAAGCCCGAGCGCATGAGAAAAGTCGGTAGTAAGGGTGCGCCCACTGCGGCTGCATTCAAGGCCGCTGCTAAAACCGCAAAGAAATGATTAAGCGCGGCAAAGAATCTTTCGCGGGGTACAACGCCCCAAAGAAGACCCCTTCCCACCCGACAAAGAGTCATGCGGTGCTGGCAAAGAGTGGGGACGAAGTGAAGCTGATTCGATTCGGTCAGCAAGGTGTAAAAGGTTCGCCGGATGGCACAAAGAGAAACGAAGCATTCAAGGCCCGACACGCTGAGAACATTGCAAAAGGCAAGATGAGTGCGGCATATTGGAGTAATCGCGTTAAGTGGTGAGTCTGTTAAACTAAGCACTGACCAACAAGCCATAAGGAATTGGTAATGCAAAAGCAAACAATGCTAACTATAGTAGCTAAAGATAGCAAGGGTGCTATATGAGTGGCGCAAGACTCGGCGGTAGGGCCGCTGGAACGCCCAACAAGGCCACATCTGAGGCAAGACAAGCCATAGCTACTTTTGTAGATGGAAACGCTTGGAGGCTCTCTATTTGGCTCGACAAGGTAGCAGAAGGCGACCCCGAGCATGACATAAAGCCAAACCCCGCAAAGGCATTTGAGTTATTCCAATCAGTGGTGGAGTATCACATTCCAAAGCTGGCAAGGACAGAACACGCCGGAGACGCGAACAATCCCATTGAAATGAAAGTCACATGGGCGCAACCGAACAATCCATCATAATCCCGTATAGCCCGAGAAAAGAGCAATTGCAGATTCACACTCTGCTGGACGCTAAACGGTTCGGGGTGGTGGTGGCCCATCGGCGCATGGGAAAGACTGTCAGCGCGATCAACCACTTGATTAAAGACGCTGTAAGCAATCAAAAGGAAGCACCGCGATATGCTTACATTGCCCCAACATACGGGCAAGCAAAGCGGGTGGCATGGGACTACCTCACGAAGTACGCAAGACCGTTAGGCGGTACAGAGAACATTTCTGAGTTACGGGTGGACTTTTGGAACCGCCGGATTCAGCTATATGGCTCAGACAATCCCGACTCACTGCGCGGACAGTACTTTGATGGGGTGATTCTTGACGAGATTGGCGACCAAAACCCAAAGATATGGACAGACATCATTCGCCCGGCACTAGCTGACCGTCTCGGGTGGTGTTGCTTTATCGGGACTCCGAAGGGGCACAATCACTTCAAAGACCTACGAGATCGGGCAGAAACTGAGGATGGTTGGGGGCTATTGGAGTTCAAAGCCTCCCAAACAGAGGTCTTGACCATAACCGAACTAAAGGCGGCTCGGGTGGAGATGGGGGACGATAAGTATCTCCAAGAGTTCGAGTGTTCGTTTACTGCTGCGGTGGAGGGCAGTTACTACGGGCAGTTGCTCAACGATTTGGACGAAAAGAACCACATTCAAGAGATTCCCCGCGATGACCTCTGTAAGACAGTGTGTGCATGGGATTTGGGAATGGGCGACTCAACGGTGATTTGGGTGGCTCAAGTGGTCGGCTCAGAAATCCGATTGATGGACTTTTACGAGAACAACGGGGTGGGTCTTGACAGCTATGTTAATTGGTTGAGGCATAATGGATGGGACAAAGCCGAGCAAATCCTACCTCACGATGTACAAGTGCGGGAACTCGGGACGGGGAAAAGCCGACTAGAGGTTTTAACCGATGCTGGATTGAACATTCGGGTGGCCCCGCGCATGGGGGTCGATGATGGCATCCAAGCGGTGCGAAGGCTGCTCCCACGATGT